AAATTCCTTGATTTTTTTTCCTTCATGGTTACAACATGAAGTACAAACAAATAATTCTAATGATGACAGAGTTATTATTAGTTTTAACATAAATTGGAGAAACGAAAATGCCGATAGTTGAACCCGCTGAATTACTGGGACACATTACTACTGAAGATGGACGAAAAATTCCACACTATAAAGTAAAAACTGAAACAACAATTACTCATCTTGATACAGGTGCTGAGTATAACTCAGAAGCAGAAGCTCAAGCTGATGTTGATAATCCAGGAACTTCTACAACTGCTGAAAAAATTAAAAGAGATGTAAAAGTATTTGCTCCCTCTTTAGCAGACATGTTAGGTGAAGCTGCTGAATAATTAAGCGCTACACGCTTCACATTCCATATCAGAATCTAAACCTGTTACCATAACAGTCGCATCGGAGTTATGTGGCTTACCTTGAATTGTATGTATGTGAGGGATTTCTTTGTGATTTAATAATTCTTTTTGTAGTCTTTCATT